TCTGAATAATCTAGAGTCTTTAGCTAACAAGTAATTATCAACAAATTCTCTAACATCTTTCTTTTCATAACTACCTTCAACAGATAAAATCATATATTTAAGACGAGTAGATAACTCTGGTGAATTATCTTTATTAATTCTTTTCAATCCATTTAATTCTTGATTAATAGCTTGTTCGTCTCTGTGGGTTAAAAGTTTAAATGTGATATTAGTACCAGATGAAGGAAAAATAAAATCAAATTCATTCTTTCCTTTTTTAATAATACTTTCATCTAATTGTTTAGGTTCTAAAGTACTTAAATCAACAGTGATTTTTTCATTTTTATATGTAAAATCATAGTCTTTACCATAACCTAAAATACGAGCAGCTACTAATAAAGCGTTTTTATCACCAACTAACAAATCATTATAATCAATTTTACTAACAATTAATGATTGTAGTAACTTATCAATTACTGTACCTTTAGAGATATAATTTTGGTTTGTTAAAATATCTTCTTCTCTAGCGGTCATGTATTTCATTTCTAATTTGCCGCTGGATAGAGGATTTGCTTCAGGATATAGTAATCCCTTAGATGGTAACTCAATTGTTTCAGTTGGTAACTTAAATTTATTTTCCATAATTTTTATTTATTGTAACTTTGTTATCGTATATAAATATATAAGAAGAAAGAAGCTCAACATTTCTGTTGAGCTTTCTTTTAAGAAATTTGTTTTTATTTTAGAAATTCAATACACAATAATCCATACCTATTGTTAAAGAGATATTTACTGCTGTATTTTCTGTATCCCAGTTATATTCACCGAAGTTACCTCCCTTAATGAATGCACCTTTGATTACCCATTCAGATATGATATCTCCTACTGGACCTAATACGTTAAATGTCAAATCCTTTTTATAGAAATCTGAGTAACCATCACGTCCTGTTACTGATTCATGATGTAAACGTACCCACTCCATTACCGCTTGAGCTCCTGAAGGTGTAATTGGATCAAACAATGTTAAAGTTAAATCATTCCATTTAGTTTTACCTTTTACTTTACGGTAAACATTTATATGGTTAAGAATTACTTCTCCTTGTTCGTAAGTTATAGCTGATACCTGTTTAATGGTATAGCTTGGAATACCATCAATATACATGATGAATCTATTAGCCTGTTTGGGTTCAAACGCGGTATAGAATATTTCATTTGGATCTAATACTGCCATGTTTTTATATTTTATTTATTATAAATATTCAATTTTTAAATTCTTATTAACCGAAAGTTGCTCCTGTTGGTAAAACATTGAAGTCTAGAATTATAAATTCAGCAGTTTTAGTTGGTTGTAGATAAATCTGACCTACTAATTGATTTCTGTCGATTACATCAGGTGTATTGTTGCTATCATCCATTACTACTTTGAAAGCATACAAACCTTGTCTTTGTTGTACAGATTCCAAATATGGATTAACTTGACTCAAGAATTGATTTCTAGTTGAAATAGTATTTTGTTCAAACACTAAGAATTGAGAAATATTAGAAATATATTCTTTAAGTGAAATCAACAATCTTCTTACATTCACACGATCCAAAGCTGAAGCTTTTTTCTGTAATGTTTTCTGACCATAAACTACTACTCCAGTGTTAGGGAAGGTTGCAATTGGATTCACATTACCTAAATACAAAGTATCTCTATCTGTATTGCTTAATTTACGTTCAGCTCTTACCACATTAGACAAAGCTCCTCTATTTAAACCTGCAGGTGCAAACCAAGGTTCAGAAACTGAATCATTGAAAGCATAAACTGCTGGAATCATAGTTGACGCTGGAACCCAAACAAATTCACCAGTATCTGGATCAACTGTTTGTAACCAAGGCCAATAAGTAGCTGCGAAACTTGAATCAACAGATGAAGCGGCATTTGTGACTGTAGTTATAGTTGAACCATAACCAGCTACATCAACTACTGCTATATAATCGCCACGATTGGCTGCTTGATTAATTACTAAATTAACAGATGTAGCATGACCAGCAAATGTTGAATTTTTAATTAATCCAGGCGCTACTAAAACATTATATTTGTATTCGTCTTTATTAGCTAATAATTTTAAAGATTGTGAATAATCATTACCCACTAAACCTTGAATATCTGCGTTAGTTATAGTTTCATAATAACTATTACCTCCTTTACCTACAATATTACCAGTAGCTCCAGTGAATGATCCACTTCCTATAATAGGTAATGAAGCAGTATATTGATTTTTTGGATTACCATTATTATCAAAATAATCAGGTGTCTTAGCGTCTACTGATTTTACACGAACATACTTACTAACATTTGGATAACTACCAGTTACCTGTAAATAAGGTAATTGTGTTGTAGAATCAGTTAAGATTGTGAATGTTTGATCACCTAATTGTTTAGATATATAATTTGGAACTTTAGGATCTAAACTTAATCCAGTCCAAGTTTCAAGGATAGTTTTAGTATTATCATTATCGTTACCTTGTCTAACTAATAAAGTGAAAGTACCTGATCCTGAGTCTACTTGTGATATTTCCCATCTAACATTTTGAGTTGAACCTGAATCTAATGAACCTGAAGGATCAAGTGAACTTGAACTGTTAGCTATAACACCTTGAGTAAATGTTTCTAAAGTGAAGGATGAAGCACCTACAGTATCAACACCACCAGCTAATGTAGCAGCTACAGTATTAATATTAGTTCCAGCTTGAGAACCAGTAAAGAATTGTATTCCGTTTGCGTATGCTCCAGCTATAGAACCAGAAAATACTAAAGCAGCAGTACCACCATTAGATGCACTAATAATATTTAAACTAGAAGAAGCAGTACTACCTGATAAAGCTAAGTTAATTTTAGTTGTTAAATTAGTAGCTGTAGTTGTAAGAGCTCCAGAAGCAAAGTAATAAATTTGAGTTGTACCATTGGTATCATCTTGGTAAACACCTGACTGAGTTGGTATAAATCTAAATAAATAAGCAGTATTTGTTGAACTTTGAGTATAATTTAATCTAAATTCAGCTGCTGAACTATCAATAGTAAATGAAGAAGTAGCAAATTTACTACCAACTGATGTTACATTGTTTTGAACTGTTGTTGAAGAAGCAGGAGTGAAAGATCCACTAGCTACTCTAGTTACTAATAATGTTTCCCCACCGTTTTGGAAATAATTGTAAGCTGCTATGGAAGTGAAATAAGTGTAAACTGTACTACCACTAGTAAATGTACTTCCGAATTTATTTACATAGTCACTGTATGATGTTACTAAAGTAGGAATACCTACACGTCCTAAAACGGTAGGTCCAACTATAGCGGCACCAGCAGTAGGTAGCTGAGTTTGAACGAAAGACTGGTCGTTTTCTCTTGTAAAAACACCAGGTGAAACAATTTGCTCTGCCATTTGATATAATTTTTAATTTTGTTATAAATATGGCAACCCTTTTTAAAAACTTAGGATTTAATAAATTCTCCTGTGTCTAAATCAGCAATTCCTTCTCCGTATTTGTCTTGAATATTAAGAGCTATTTGATTACTTTCTTCTTTAAAATTATTAATTTTAGATAAAATGTCTTTTTTTAACTTATCAAGTTCTTCTAATTGAACTTCCACTTCACCTAAAGTATAAAATAAATTTGCTTGTGTATCCTTTAATGACTTTAATTTTTGTAACTCTTCAGGAGATAAAACTATTTTTTCCATTTTTATTTTATTATAAATATTATTTTATTTTTTGAAATCAACTTCAGCAGTAAAATTAATTCGAGATCTATCACTGTATTTTTTCAAAGCTGTGACATCTTTTTGTATATTATCTGGAATGATATATCCATTCATAATTAAATCAAATGTACCTTTGACTGCTCTATCTGAGTTGTCACTTAACTCAACTACAGTGTTAAATGAATCAATTCTAGCTCTAAATTTAAACATCTCAGGGTTACCCCAATATGTGTCAGAAGCGTATTCAATAGCTTCTATTATTCTATTCATTTGTTCCATATAATATGTGTATATAACACAAGTATAAGTTAATTTAACATAGTCAGGAACAGCTACAGCGTAATATGTTTTTTCTGGTTTCTGATTATTTAAAACAGAAAAATTATCATAAGCATTTCTTGTTGTATAATTTTTAGTAAAAATATTGTAATTATTAGGATTATTAGCATCCATTTTATTACCTATTGTTCTTATTTTTTCTATATTA